CTCACAATTGTGTTAGTGGGTTGGTGTCCCGGAACCCCAGACAACCACAAGTGGTTGACATTTCTTCCTCGTCCTAGATTTGCCACAATTTGTGACACCCACCGGGGGGCTACACTTGGCAGCAAGGCCTGCCGTGTTTGCGCGCTTAATGAATGGAAATAACATTTTTATATGGGTTTTTGAATTTTTCCTATGTTTACGATTTTATTGCGCGCTTGGGGATAAACGAAGTACTAATTTTTGTTGTGTTTTCTTGTTTGTACTCTTTTTCTTTGATTTTCTAGAAAGCAACTGTCGGGTTGACCTCTGTAATTAGAAGCCCTACGCGTGTGGAGTTCATCACCGTGACAGGGAACGTAACCGTACTGGCTGCGTTCGATGCGATTGTGATCGTGACTGTTGCCACGGCATCGGAAACCACACTGTTAGATGTCTGTTTGCTGAAGTTGGGTCCAAAACAATTGATAACTGTAGCATTCGTGACGACTGGGATGCCGTACGTGTTGGAACCACCATTAGACCCCCAAAAGGTGATCTGCCAGGTGCCGTAAGAACCCGGAGGGAACGTAACGACGCCCGAACTAGAGGTGGTGACCGGTAGCCACATGCTTGAATTGGTTGTGAGCCAACTTGTGCCAAATGGAGTGCCAGTGTTGATACCGGCAGTAGCCTGCGCTGAGAATGATTGGGTTGTAAGGGTCTTAGCCACAACTGGCTTCTTCAATTCGACCTCATACGACACCCACAATTCCCCCAGTATGTTCCCATTGGCCGGATTGCCGCTAGTAGCAACAAAAGTTCGACCATAATCATACATAAGTATCGAATCCGTGGGGGGTTGCGTTCCAGTACGCACATAATGCACGTTGAACGGATTCTCCTTGGGATCGCACTCGATAGGGTGACAAAATGCCTCAGAAGCGCGAGCATCGGTTGCCCAGTACTCGTTCAACATCTCGGCTTTGTCAGCTGGCGCAATGGTGGAAGCTCGGTACGATGTTTGAATCATAACATTTCCTACAGCTGCATTAGTACCTGAAATGGCCATGCCGCTGGTTGGAACGTAATGAAACACCATGCCCTTAATCCTGTATTCCTCGTACTGCTGAGCCAGAGTGGCCAGCCATGGGAATAATCTAACATTTCCAGGATTAATATCGAGAGAATTCTGAACAACAAACGACGTGCTGCTCAGTACATCCCCGATGAACTCCTTGTGTCTAACAGTAATTGATTGCGATGTGTTATGCATCATGGGGACGGTACCGTTTGGCGATAGTCGCGTAAGTGAGTTGGCGCTCACAGTGTAAGCACCACTACCCAGCCACTTGCTAACGGTTGCGCCCAGTTGTGTGCCCATAGCTAGACCCACTTCCGGGTGGCCCATATAACCCCCTAATGCTCCACCACCCATGCCCCCCAGGGCCCTGAGTGCGTAACCCAATCGTGTCACTTCATTTCTCTCTTTTTGTTTGTTGGTTTTCTTCTTGGACTTGGCTGGTGCCAAAGTCACTGTAACTCTCCTCTTCTTAGCCATGCTCACTATTCAATGAACATTAAGCCTGGTTCCAAGTCAAGCTGTGACCTCGGCACAGGACACATAGACAGCGGCCCGATCGTAAATCGTTCCATTGTTGCCTCTAGTGCCTGCTGGAAATCTGGAAGCACACCAAAGGCAAAGTAATAACTCGCCCTGGCTTGAGGGGTGACAACCTCACACCGCTGCTTTCTTCCCATATTCTGCAGCATAGATGTGTTTTTAAAAATGTGCTTGATGAACTTCTCTCTAGCCTTCTCTCCATGCCTTTCATATGCCTTGTAAAAGGACATGTGAACTGGCACACCAGCATTGAGTATCCGCCCACATTCACCGACAGCGCCGTACCACTTTCGCAGCACCTTGTCGCTCTGAATGCCTATCAAACACATGGGGTCTTTGGTTATCACCGCATCCCAGTTTCTGACCATCCGCCAACCCTGCCCGACCCAGACAGGGCGGGTTTGACAAAATTCCAATTCCTCGAATTCATACACCGGATCTTCGACCACCATGGCAAAACCACGGTGTCTAAACCAATTGGAGAGCCCTCCTACGACATTAACTAAACTTCGAGATTCACAAATTATAACCGCATCATCACCATTATTGGCCAACTCAAAGTCAACCCCCACGTGATGCATGTAGTCATATACTAAAGCACACATAATGATACAGTTGCCCAGGGACGTGTTAATATCACCCGAGCTCCTTGTGCCAATCATACTGAAAGACACATTACCA